GATAGATTCAAGGGGTTGAGCGTCGGGCGTACCCGGTCCACCAGAGACCCTGTGACCGGGGAAGTGGAGAAAGCCAAAGGCACGACTACCTATTATTCCTGGCTCAAAGGCCAGCCCGCCGACGTGCAAAACAGCATCATCGGGGGAGAGCGGGGGAAGCTCCTTAGAAATGGGGGGCTGACCGCCGACCGGTTCGCAACGCTGAATCTTGATAAGAATTTCATCCCCCGCAATCTGGACCAAATGAAGAAACTTGAACCAGCCGCCTTTACCAAAGCGGGCCTTTAAACCAACAGGAGATAACCACCATGGCAGATGATGACGGCACCAAAGAAGCGGCGATTGACCCCGCAGCATTCCAGGCGCTTCAAAAGCAAGTCGAGGCGCTGAACTCGAAAAACCAGGAACTCCTCAAAGAAAAAAGTTCGGCTAAAAAGTCCGCAAAGGCAGCCTCTGAGGCCGCGCAGATTGCAGCCGAAGAAGCCGCCAAGAAGTCAGGCGATATGGAGGCCCTGGAGAAATCATGGCAGGCAAAGCTTGACGCTCAAGCGAACGAGTTCAGCACCCGCTTGTCCGCTCACCAGAAGACCATCACCGGCTTGACCGTTGGGGCGACGGCGCATAAATTGGCTTCCGATCTGGCGATGGAGGGAAGCGCCCACGTGCTCCTACCGCACATCCAGGCGCGGCTCAGCGTGGATATGGAGGACGGGCAAGGAAAGGTCAGGGTTCTGGACAGAGACGGCAACCTGTCCGCGATGACGGTTGAGGATCTGGCAAAAGAGTTCAGGGATGACACAAACTTCGCCCGCGTTGTGGTCGGCTCGAAGGCCAGCGGGGCTGGAGTGCCTGGGAAAGCTGGCGTTCCTGGAAAAGGGCAGATTACCAGGGTGCAGTTTGACGCCATGACCCCAGGGGAGCAAACCGCAGCCATGAAAGAAAAGGTCGCAGTTGTTGATTGACAAAGTGCAGTGAATCGTGGTAGCACAATAACAACAGATCATCAAAGGAAGATGGCCCCTGCGGGGCCATAAGCCTTGGGGCCGTGCCCTGGTGTGAGAATATCAATTTCTCTTGCCAGGGCACGGCCTTTGTTCGTTCCCGGCGACAACTAAGGAATGAACCAAGATGGCCGAGAATACCCTCACCGCGTTAATCCCCGACATTTACGCCGCCCTTGACGTTACCTCCCGTGAGATTACCGGGATGATCGCGGGCGTAACCATGGATGCCCGCGCCGACCGCGCCGCCGTCAATCAGAGCGTGGTTGTTGATATTGAGCCTGATTATGCCGCAGGCGACAATATCACTCCTGCGATGGTTGTCCCCGATCCCACGGGCGAGACTTCCGGGTCCACCTCAATCGTTATCACCAAATCGAAGTCGTACTCCTTCGGATTCAATGGCGAAGGCCAACGCGGCCTCAACACCGGCGCAGGCTACCTTACTTCGAGGGGTGGGAAAATCGCCCAGCGAATCCGTACCCTGGTCAACGAGGTCGAAGCCGACCTTACCGCGCTGCACACCACGACTTCCCGCGCCTACGGCACGGCTGCGACCGTCCCCTTTGGCACGGCTGGCAACTTCACCGACGCCACCTATGCCAAAGAGATCCTGATCTCGAACGGCGCGCCGGATGCTGACAACCATCTGGTCATGAGCACCATCACCGCCGCCAACATGACCGGCTTGCAGGCTTCCGCCAATATTGCCGGGACCGACTCCATTCAGCGGCAGGGGATTCTCCTGCCCTTGGCGGGCATCGACCTGCGGCAGTCTGCCCAGATTAAAACTTCCACCGCTGGCACGATGTCCGGCGGCAAGACGAACAACGCAGGTTATGCCATCGGAGATACTGCCTTCGGTTTGCAGAATGCGACCGGAACCGGCGTTCTCGTGGCGGGCGACGTCATCACCTTTGCCGGTGATACCAACAAATACGTGGTGGCCTCCGCCGTCTTTGCTGGGGCCAACCCTGCGACCGGCGACGTGGTGACCCTGGCAGAACCAGGCCTGAAAAAAGCGGTTGCCGCTTCCAACGTGGCGATCACGGTGACCGCTGCCTCTGTCAGAAACATGGTGTTCAACCGGTCTGCCATCGTTCTCGCGGCCCGCGCTCCCGCTCGCCCTGAAGAGGGCGACCTTGCAACGGACGTGATGATGGTCACCGACCCCCGCTCTGGGCTGACCTTCGAGTTCGCCATGTACAAAGGCTATCGAAAGGTTCGTTATGAGGTGGCTCTTGCTTGGGGCGTGAAGAACATCAAGCCCGCGCATACCGCCCTGCTGATCGGCTAATCATTGGGAGGAGTAGTCAGCCTTCCGCCCCGCCTCCTTTACTCCTGGGGAGGCGGGGTCTAACTCAACCATCTTTAGGGGCTTTCCATGAGTCTGACCACCACCCTCAAAGTGCAAATTCAAGCGGACCAGAAGGGCTCTAACGACCTGGGCACCCCTGGTTTCCCGCTCAACAACACCAAGACCACCCAGCTTGCGAGCGGCACCGGATCGAATCAGGCTGACTTGCTTTTCACCGACCAGCGCACCCTTGCGGCCAGCGCCACCGAAGACCTGGACCTCGCGGGGAGCCTGACCGACGCCTTGGGGGCAACCCTGAATTTCGTCAAGGTTAAAGCTATTATGATTTCAGCCGCCGCCGCCAACACCAACAACGTTGAAGTCACGCCCGGTGCTGCCAACGGGTTCCTCGGTCCCTTCGCCGATGCCTCCGATCAACTCGACATCCCCCCAGGAGGTAGGATCTACCTTGAAGCCCCTGTCTCTGGGTGGACCGTAACGGCTGGGACCGGGGATCTCCTGACCATTACCAACTCTGCGGGCAGTACCGGCGTTACCTATGACGTTATCATTGTCGGGGCCAGTGCTTAACTGTGCGTATCCAAGGAACTCCCCTTGCCGTCATTGGAGACGACAGCGATACGCACAGGCTGGTTAGGGAGTCTGACCCGCTTCCCGTTGGGCTGTTCGACGGTGCTAAGAATCCCATAGGGTCACTCAACGGGGCAATAAACGTTCACGACGCTGATGTTCACCAGGAGATGGTGAACAAGCTCTTCAATGAGCACACTGGCATTGAAACCACGTTGACGGTTGCAGTTGTTGGGGGTGATGTGGAGTGGGAGATTTCGGTTGCAGACGCAACGGGTTTTTCAGTTGGCGATTCTTTGCACCTCAACACCGGAAACGAAGAAACTACCCACCCCGTGATAACCGCCATCTCGGCGGCTACCGGGCCATCTGTTTTCACGTTGGACCGCAGGCTTGATGTTTCGCATGACATCGGCGACGCCGTCGAGCTTGCCAACGTGAACATGGTTTCTGCAAACGGGACTATGGCCGCCCCAATCGTTTATTTCGTCGCGCCGGGTGCGGGGGAAGTCTGGCACCTCACGCGGTTTCTGTTTGAGATTACCCATGACACGGCGGGCGATTTAGGCAAGTTCGGCGGGGCAACCACATTAACAAACGGTTTTGTCGTGCGTACGTTCGTTGCTGGCGAATATCGGACTTTTTCCAGTTGGAAGAGGGCTGGGGAGATCAAACGAGATATGTTCGACGTTGATTTTGATGCCCGTTCAGGTGGTCAAGGGGTTTACGGAACATCAGGGCGCGGAACATTCAAAAAGTTAGGCTCAGTTGTTCGGCTGGATGGCGACACAGGAGACCGGCTGGAGTTCGTCTGCCAAGACACCGTTTTGGCCCAAGGCAATAACACGTTCACCATGAAGGCCCAAGGCCACCCGGAGGCGTCATAATGGCTGTAATCGTAGAAGACGGGTCAGGGGTGGCGGGGGCGAATAGCTACCAGATCAGAGCCGACTATATTGCATATGCCCTGACGCTGGGCATCACCATCACGGACGACGATACCGCCGACAACCAGCTTGTGAAGGCGGCTCAATACATCGACTCGAAAGAGGCAACCCTGATCGGCTACAAGGTAGAGCGTGAGCAGGCCATGGGCTACCCACGATATAATCTCTGGATTGACGGGGAGTCTTGGCAATCGGACGAAGTCCCCATCCAGGCCATCAAGGCGCAGCGGGAATATGCGCTTGATGTGAATTCTGGGGTGGACCTGTTCAACAGGCCGCAGAATCCGAACCTGATCACCACCAAGGAGCGGGTCGAGGGGGCCATTGATGTGGAATACGCCGTTCCTGAGAACGTGGCGCAGAACACCAGCAGGACCAGCATGGGGGACGCCTACCTGTCCGCCCTGGTTGAAAATGCCGGGCAAGGCTCTATCCCATTGGTGCGGGTCTAATGGCTTTTGACTACGCCAAGATGGCGGCAACAGCCCTCAAGCTTCTCACGAGGTTTGGGGCGCCGGTAACGCTCTCCCGGGAGACGGGTGGGGCGATCAACCCGGTGACCGGCGAGGAGACGCCCGGCGTTGACGCCTCGGTGATAACCACGGGCCTCCTGAAGCCCTACCCCGACAAGATGATTGATGGGGTCAGGATCTTGACCGGGGATAGAGAATTGGTTCTTTCCAGCGAGCAGGAACCACAGCCCAGCGACCAGCCTGTTGTTGGCGGTGAAAACTGGAAGATCCAGGGAATTGAAACCATCTCTCCCGCTGGGACGCCGGTTGTTTATTTCGTCCATGTGCGAAAATGAGTTGGGCCGACGACCTTGCGAAGCTGACCACCAAGGGCGGGAGCGATCTCGGGGAGCTTGCACAGGCGATCAAGATAGAGCTTTTCTCTGGGGTGGTGTTGGACACCAGGGTCGATACCGGAAGGCTCCGGGGGAATTGGAGCATTCAGGAGAACACCCCGGCCCTTGGTGTCCTGGACCGGGAGGACAAAAGCGGGCAAATGGTTTTACAGGAGGTCGCAGCCGAATCAACCCCGTCTGGGCTGACGTACTTCACGAACAACCTGCCCTATGCCGAAGTCTACGAGGAAAAGGACGCCATGGTTACAACCAACGTGATTCGGATCAAGGCAAACGTGGCGAAGATGGCCCGGGAGATAAAGGGTTGAGCGTCAAAATAGACCAAGCATTTATTGACGCCACCATAAACGCAGGGCTTGCCATTGATGTGGTGCACGAAAACGGCGTTTATTCGGTTTGGAGCGATTCAGCATATACGGATCATGTCGGGGTCTACAAGCCGACCAACGGCAGGCCATATGTGAAAATCAAGCAATTCCCCGCCGGGAGCGCCCCTTTAACACTGGCATGTTCAGACGATCATCGGGGAATGTTTCAGGCAAAGTTCAAATACCCGGCAGATACCGGCGCGGTGACCACCAAAGAAAAGGCCGAGTCCCTCCTGGCCGTTTTCCAGATCGGCACCCCGATTGTGTATTCAGGGCAGAAAGTCTTTCCAGAGTCCAAGCGAAGGGACGGCGGAAGGATCGAAGGAGGATTTTATCAAATTGTTTGCCGGGTTGAATACCGGGCATTTACCACACGTTAAACAAGGAAAACAACCATGTCTACTTCTGTCGCTTCCGTGAACACAGGCGCAACTATTGGCGTTTCGTCCGCCCTCCCTGCGACCTTTGACGCCGCAGGCTATAACGCCCTGACCTTCACCTCTGTTGGCGAGGTTGTGGACGTTGGCGAACTTGCCAAGGTCTGGGCCATGGTCAACCACCAATCGGTGAGCCGCCAATTTCCGCAAAAGCTCAAAGATACCTACGACATTGCGAACGTCACCATGACGCTTGCCCGCGACTTCGACGACGCCGGGCAGGTCATCATCGCGGCGGGCCTGGATGCGACCACCTGCTATTCGTTCAAAATCACCCTCCCCTCCGGGGATACGGCGGAATTCACGGCCCTGATCGTGAAGAGCGGTCTCGGCGCCGTGGCTTCGGGGGCGGTTTCCACCACCATGATCGAACTCGGCGTCGATGCCGAATCCCTTTTCGAGGCTTAATAAATGGACCTGACTTCCCTTGATACGACAGCCCATGCGCAGGCCGGGGCAGATCTAACGCTTGACCATCCTGCAACCGGCGACCCTACGGACATTACTATCACCCTTCTGGGGGCAGATTCAGAGGATTTTCGGAAAGAGAAGCGACGCCTTGAGCATGCGAGAAACAGCAGGATTCGGCGGGCAAGATCCCGCCGTGCGGTTGAGGAAGTGGCTATGGACACCACCCCCGAAGAAAACGCCGCACTTCTTGCATCTTGCGTTACGGGGTGGAAAGGGATGGTAGAGGATGGGAAAAAGATCCCGTTCTCAGCATCGGCGGCGACAAGGATTTTCTTGAAGTACCGATGGATTTCAGAACAGGTTGACGCCTTCGTGGGGGATCGGGGTAATTTTTTGCCCACTGCGTAGCACAGGCGACCCTCTACGCCAGAAAGGTCGCATGGCTTGACTCAACCCCTCGCAAGGCGACAAAGAGCCGCAGAGAGACGATTGACGACATCTCAGAGGCGCAAGGATGCGAGCCTGATTATGATTTGCCGGATATCCAGGGAGCGGAATATCTGGTTGAGATGTTTAACGAGGTCGGGGCCGGGGTGTCATGGTCCGACCTCCTGGCCTGGAGGGATGCAACAGGAACCGTTCTCACGCCTGGGGAGGCGCTGGCGGTGAAGGACATATCCGCAGAGTACATGGCACAGCTTCACAGGTCTTTAGAGCCGGGTTGCCCGTCACCAAACATTGAGATCGTTTCAAACCGGGCCAACGTTGAGCATAAATTAAAAGCCCTTTTTTCCATGATGAGGAATCGTAAAGATGGCTGACATAGTAGACATTGGCCTAGGCGTTGATTCCCGCCCAGTGGGAAAGGCCACCGACGCCCTTGAAAAGCTCGGCAAGCAAGGGCGAAAGACCGAGACAGCGACCCAGAAAATGTCAACGGCCTTCAAGGTCGGCCTTGCGGGGGCGCTGGCCGGAACAACGGCGGTCATCTGGAAAACCATCGAGGCTCACCGGGAGTTCACCAAAACAATCAGCCAGCTTTCTGCGATCACCGGGGCGACCGGTGAGGACTTGGAATTCTACCGCCAAGAGGCTTTGCTTCTCGGCAGCAGCACCACTTTTGCCGCCTCCGAAGTCGCAACCGCCTTCAAGCTTGTCGCCTCGGCAAAACCTGACCTGTTGAGCAGCCAAGAGGATTTGGCAGCGGTCACCAGGGAGGTTTTAACCCTGGCCGAAGCGGCGGGCCAGACTTTGCCGGAAGCTGCCAACGCCCTGGGCAGTTCCTTGAATCAGTTCGGCGCCGGTGCCGATCAGGCAAGCCGATTTATCAACGTTCTCGCAGCAGGCTCCAAGTTCGGCGCGTCCGAGGTCAACAACACCGCCGAAGCTCTCAAGAACGTTGGCGCCGTGGCCTCAACGGTCGGGCTGTCATTCGAGGAAACCAACGCAGCCATTCAGGCGCTTGCCTCGGTGAGCATCAAGGGCGCCGAGGCCGGGACCGGCCTTCGCTCCGTTCTGCTGAAACTCTCCACCCAAAGCAAAGACGAATTCAACCCTGAGATCGTCGGATTTGCGACTGCCTTGGAAAATCTCGGCGCCGCCAACCTGACGACGGCGGAAAAAACCAAACTCTTCGGGCTGGAGTCGATCACCGCTGGATCGGCGCTGATCTCCCAGGCCGGTTCTCTTGACACCCTTATTCAAAAGCTCACCGGAACATCCACCGCCACGGAGCAGGCAAGGATCAACGTCGATAACCTGGATGGAGACATTAAGGCCATGTCCTCATCCTGGGAGGGTGCGGCCCTTAAACTGGGGAGCATCTTTAACCCGGCCTTGCGGGCGACCACCCAGCTTTTGACCAACGTCGGAAAGT